TGAACGCAGCGGCATAAGGCGACATCCGGCCGCAGGCTTTTAAAGTGGGCCAGAATTTCAACACGAATATATTTACAATGGGTCCATGGGCGTGTTCCATGGGCCTATTTTTGAGGAAAGGGGGTAATAGTACGGGAATCATTGCAAACGTGTTTGGAGCCTTTAGGGCGAAGTACAGACCGCTTTTATTGAGCCGTGGGGAATATGTGCCAACGGGGACGTTACGGGATAATGACATTGTGGGAGCCATAGCGGATGCCATAGCAAAGAACGTGGGCAAGCTACAGCCCCAGGTAATCCGAAAGGATGAAAAAGGGCTGACGGTGAAAAATGACTATCTGGCAAGGATTTTGACCTTGCGGCCATGCCCGGAAATGTCAACCTATGATTTCCTTTACCGCATAGCATCCGATTTGGTTTATACTTCCAATTCCTTTTCCGTGATTTTCTACAATGAGGATTTTACAAGGGTAACGAGCATACAACCGATTACAACGAAAAGTTACCGCATTTTTGAGGATGACCGCCACAACGTCCTATTCCGTTTCCGTTGGGATTATGACGGGGAAACGTACACGGTGCCTTACCAGAACGTCATCCACATAAAGGCAAGGTACAACAAAAAGCGGTTCCTGGGAACGTCCCCGGATATTGAGTTAAAACGGAGCCTGGACCTTGTGGAAACATCCGGGGAAATGATTAAGAACATTGTAAACCATTCCAATAGCCTTTCCGGGTATCTGAAATATAGCAACCTTGCAGATGATAAGGAACTAAAGGAAAAGGCCAAGGAGTTCCAGGAATCATATATGAACGCTTCCAACGCCGGGGGAGTTGCGGCACTGGATAGCACATATGAGTTCCACGAAATCAGCACAAAGACCACGCCGTTGCCTACGGCACAGATTACTTTCTTACGTGACAACGTATACCGCTATTACGGCGTGAATGAAAAGGTGCTGACTTCCACCCTTTCAGACCAGGAATGGATTTCATTTTATGAAAATGTGATTGAGCCAATAGCAATCCAGTTGGGTTATGAGTTCACATTTAAACTTCTTACGCCACGGGAAATAGGGTATGGAAACAAGATAGAGTTTACCGCCAACCTTTTGCAGTATGCGACATTGCAGACCAGGGACACAATAGGCGGAAACATGTTTGACCGTGGAGCCATGACAATAAACGAATACCGGGCACTTATGTATTATCCGCCAACGGAGGACGGGGACGTGCGTATGGTTTCGCTGAACTATGTAAAAGCCGGGGACCAGAGCCTTTACCAAGTGGGAAAGGACGGGCAGCAGGGCGGAAATGGGGAACCGCCGCCAGGGCAGCAGGACAGACAACGCCGGGCAATGGAAGCGGCGGCCAATGCTTATTTTACGGCCATGAAAGGGGGTTAGGAGGATGCCGAGGACAAAGAAAAGATTTACGGCGTGCCGGGATGGGGCAAACGCAACCGTGGAACGATTTTATGAGTTTAAAAACTGGGCGGAAACCACCGTGGACCTATATTTCTATGGGGACATTGTTTCAGACTGGTGTGGAGCCTGGCAGGAAGAGGACCAGTACCCGGATGCAATCAAGAATTTCCTTGCGGAAGCCGGGGGAAAGGATTTGAACATATACATCAATTCCGGCGGCGGTTCCGTATTCGCCGGGATTGCCATTTACAATATGCTGAAAAGATACCAGGGAAAGAAAACCGTCCATGTGGATGCCTTGGCCGGGTCCATTGCTTCTGTCATTGCCTTTGCGGACAGCGATATGCCAACCATACCGTCAAACGCTTATCTGATGATTCACAAGCCATGGGCAGGGTGCGAGGGGAACGCCACGGAACTTAGAAAGATGGCGGAAAAACTGGATGCCGTGGAAAGCGGCATTATGAACATTTATGCAGAACATCTGGCGGAGGGTGTGGACATAGAAACGGTGAAAGGGATGGTGGAAGCAGAAACATGGCTGAACGGAACCCAGGCGGCGGAGTATTTCCGGGTAAAGGTGGGGGAGGAAAACACCATTGCCGCAGCGGTGCAGGATTACACGAAACTGTATTGCCATAATACGCCAGGGGAGATTTTAAAGCCGGAGAGTGCAGCAGGGCAGCAGGACACCGGGGAGCAGGACAGACGGAAAGAGATTGTTTCACTTGCCATGGAGTACATGACCAGGTGAGGGAGTAAGAAAGGAGAACATAGCAATGACAAGAGAAGAGTTGATGAAACTTTCCAAAAAGGAACTTAAAAACCGGGCGGCGGACCTGGGGAAGAAAGCCCAGGCGTTTTCCGGCCAGGAATTGACGGATGCCATGGACGAAATGCGTCTGATTGGTGAAATCCTGGATGAAATCAAGACAAGGGAAGAATTGATGGCAGCAGCCGCCGCAGCAGGGACAGCGGAGCCGGAAGAGGGGGCAGAGGAACCGGGAGCCGGAGAGGGGAGCCAGGAGCCGAAGAACCAGGCCAGGGCAAAGAGCGGCAGGGCCTTAAAGGACGGGAAGAAAGTCACTTTTAAGGCAAAGGCGTTGGCAAGTCCCAGGAACGCACTTTCCACCGCCAACGGGATTGTGATGCCGCAGCATGACAGCCCGGACATTTCCCCCACGTTCAACAATGTTTCTTCCCTCATTGACCGGGTGCATACCGTTCCGCTTCCGGGCGGCGAAAGCTACAGACGGCCCTATGTGGTTTCCTATGGGGACGGGGCAGGAAGCACCGCAGAGGGAGCGGACTACAACGCTTCCGAGCCGGTATTTAACTATGCGGAGATTGTACGGGAGAAAATCACGGCCTATGCCGAAGAGCCGGAAGAAATGATTAAATTGCCGGATGCGGATTATGATGCCGTGGTGGAGGACAGCGTGACCCGTGCAATCAAGCGTTACGCTTCCAGACAGATTTTAGTGGGGCCGGGCGGAACTGGAAAGTTCCGTGGAATCTTTTTCAATCCCACAGAGGAAAAGGAACAAGTCATTGACCCGTCTACGGACATCACCACGATTACGGCCATTGATGACGGGACCCTGGATGAAATCATCTATTCCTATGGCGGTGATGAAGATGTGGAGGACGTTGCCGTGCTTATCCTCAACAAAAAGGACCTTAAAAAGTTCGCAAAGTTGCGTGACAAGCAGGGCCGCAAGGTGTACACAATCAAGAACCATGGAAACACGGGAACCATTGATGAAGTGCCTTTTATCATAAATTCCGCTTGCGGAGAGGTTGGCGGAACCGCCGGGGCATATGCCATGGCATACGGCCCGTTAAGTAATTATGAAGTGGCAATTTTCAGTGATATTGATGCAAGGAAATCCGAGCATTACAAATTCAAGCAGGGCCAGGTTGCTTACCGTGCGGATGTGTTCATGGGCGGAAACGTGGTTGCCAAGAATGGATTCATCCGTGTAAAGAACCAGGCAGCGGCGAAGTAGGAAGCAGGAAAGGCGGCAGGGCATGACAAAGGAAGAACTGATTTCCAGGGCAAAATTGCGGATTCGCAAAATGTCAACTGACACCCTGGACATAGACGTGGGGCAACTGGTAGAGGTTGCCCTTGCAGACCTAAAGCGCATAGGGGTGCATCCGTCATACTTAGGGCCGGAGGACATAAAGGACCCGTTGATTGTGGAAGCCGCTTTACTCTATGCGGATGCAAACTTTGGACACCCGGACAACCACAAAGAACTGATGGAATCATACAACATGATTTGCACGAAAATAAAGGGCGGTGGCTACAATCGAAGCAATAGTGAAACTGTTGGTTAAAAAGAACCCAAAGGAATACCTGGAAAAAGAAGCCTATGGGACAATCCACCCGGTAGGCCGTGATGAATTTACGGCAGCAGGGCAGAAAAGTTTCAAGGCATCCATGATGGTTGAGGTTTGGGGATTTGAATATGAGGGGCAGACGGAAATCATGGTGGACGGCAGGACATTGGCTGTCTATCGGACATACGGCCCCAAAAGCAACGGGAAGATTGAACTTTACGCCGGGGAAAGGGCTGGTAAGAATTGAGGACATCCATTGACGGCCTGGGGGATGCCATAATGTCACAGTTGGAGGAATGGACAAACGGGGAGTTGAAACAAGCCGTAAATGAGGGCTTGAAAGAAACCGCCGCCGCAGCGGAAAAAGCGTTGAAGCAGGGCGGACCGTACACGGAGAGAACCGGGAAATATACCAAGGACTGGACGCATGACGTAAGGGGCAGCAGGGCAGCCGCCATTACTGGATTGAACGGATATTCCGTGTATAACAAGAAAAATTACCAACTGACCCATTTACTGGAAAAAGGGCACCAGGCAAGGAACGGCGGCAGGGTAAGGGCGTTTGAACATATCGGCCCCGTAAATGATACCCTGGGGGAATTGGCCGTACAGAAGATAACGCAGAAAGTGAGGGGATAGCGTGGGGGTTGAAGAACTTGTGCAGAGGGCAAAGGCATTTTCTGTAAAACACGGAATACCGCTTGCGAAGAACCAATTTGAGGGAACCGTTGATGACCCGGTGCCGCCGCTTCCCTATATGGTCTATATGCTTCCGCATGACACGGGCAGGGGAGCGGACAACCTAAACAATTTAAAGGCCAGGGATTTTGACCTGGAATTATATACCGTGGCGGATGATGAAGAACGGGAGGACCTGGCCGGAAAGATGGAAGCGGAAATTTTCCCGGATGTGGAATATGAAATGTACCTGGCCCCTATCCCGGATGAAGAATGTTTCCAGACGGCCTATGAGGTAAAGGGGCTGCTTACCAAAACGAAAGGAGCGAAAAGAGCATGAACAAAGAAAGCATTGTCTTAGGTTCCGGCGATTTGTATTGTACGGAGTTTGAGGGCACGGACAAGGAATTGTCAACCAATGAAGCATTGGAAACGGAAGAAAACCGCCTGGGCTATATCAAAGGCGGTGCTGAAATCGAATATGCACCGTCTTTCTACGAAGCCAAAGACGATATGGGAAAGGTTTCCAAGGTCATCATAACGGAAGAGGAAGCAACCTTTAAATCCGGGATTATGACCTGGTGCGGAACCACGTTACAGAAATTATGCCAGACCGCAAGGGTCACGGAGGACAAGGCAAAGAAGAAACGCATTGTGAAGATTGGAGGAATCGGCAATGCGGATGGAAAGCGGTATGTTATCCATTTTGTACATAAAGACCCGGTGGACGGGGACGTAAGGGTAACAATCGTTGGAAACAACCAGGCCGGATTTACCATTGCATTTGCCAAGGACAGCGAAACCGTCATTGATGCAGAGTTTAAGGCACAGCCCATGGACAAGGAGGGCACGCTTATTCTGTATGAAGAGGATATGGACGCTACAGAGGAAGCAGCAGGACCCGAAAGCGGAGGGGGACAAGGCGGAGAAGAGGAACCCGGCGGCGAAGTATAAGACCGTAAGAGCGGCCAGGGAGAAGCCCCCAGGCCGCTTATTCCATGAAAGGAGAATGAGGGCATGGCAGTAAAGGAATTTAATTGCAACAAGCTGAAAAGGACGTTCTGGCCGTTCACGCTGAAAGACAAGGTGGACGGGGACGGGAACGTGGTGGAAAAGGGCAGGAAAATCATTGTGAGGATGCCGCAGAAACAGGTTTTTGAAGCCATTAAGGAAATCCAGGACGTGGAAGAGGAAAACGCCACGGTGGAGGACACGGAAGCCATTTACAGACTGTTGGCGGCAGTCCTTAACAACAATATGAACCATGTAAGGGTGACGGAAAAGAACCTGGAGGATTACGACATTGAAGAGTGTACGGCAATCCTGGAAGCCTATATGGCGTTTGTGGATGAATTGAAAACAAACCCAAACTAACCATGCCCTTTTATCCACGCCAGGATAAAGGGGAAGAGATACCATATACACTTCTTACACGCCCGGAAAAACTGGTAATGGACTATTGCCATATAGACATTTACGAAGTGCAGGAAATGGAGATTGACGTTTATCTGTTTTTCATGCGTGAAGCAATGATTTATGAAAATTCACAGACCGAAGAGGGCCGGGAATATCTGAAAAACTGTTGGCGGATGGAGCAGACGAAGCCGGACCGTGAGGGGCTACGAAGAAATTTCAAGAAGAAAGGGGGCTGATACCGTGGCAAACAAGGGGATAAAGGGAATCACTATTGAGATTGGCGGAGATACCACCAAACTTGAAAAGGCACTTTCCGGCGTGAATGGGAAAGTGAGGAATACCCAGGCAGAACTAAGGGAAGTAAACAAACTTCTTAAAATGGACCCTAAGAACACGGAAGCCCTGGCACAGAAACAAACGCTTTTAAGTGATGCCATTGAGGAAACCAAGGAAAAACTGGATATTCTGAAAACGGCGGAAAGGCAAGTGCAAGAACAGTTCCAAAGGGGAGAGGTTTCGGAAGAGCAATACCGGGCATTGAAAAGGGAAATTGAAAAGACAAGCCTGGAATTGGAGGATTTGGAGGAAGCGGCAAGGCAGACGGACAAGGCCGTGGAAGAATTGGGGAAGTCATCCGCCCTTTCCGGCGAAGAATTGAAAAAGGCAGAGGAAAAGGCCGGGACTTTCAAGGAAAAGTTAGGGAAGCTAGGAGAAGCGGCGGAGGGTGCGGCAAAAGCATTGGGGGCCGGATTCGTTGCCGCCGCTACATATGCCACAAAGTTTGAAACGGATTGTGACAAGGCATTAAACACAGTCATTACACAGACGGGGGCAGCAGACAGTGAAGTGGAGGGGTTGGAAGAAACCCTTTTAAGCATATACAAGGATAATTTTGGCGAGGACATAAACGACATAGCAACGGCAATGGCGGCAGTCAAGCAGCAGACGGGCCTTGCAGATGAAGAACTGAAAAACACCACGGAAACCGCCATTCTGATGCGTGATACCTTTGATATAGACGTAAACGAGGGCATCCGGGGCGTTAATGCCATGATGAAGCAGTTTGGTATTTCTTCCGAGGAAGCATACAACCTTTTGGCCCAGGGGGCACAAAAGGGGCTGAACCAGAACGGGGACCTTGCGGACCAGTTGGCAGAATATTCCGTGTATTACAATGACCTGGGGATTTCCGCAGAGGAAGCATTTAACATGATGGCGAATGGTGCCAAGAACGGCACGTTCCAGATTGATTATCTGAATGATGCCGTGAAAGAGTTTGGCATAAGGGTAAAGGACGGAACGGCGGATGATGCCTTTAAGGAATTGGGGCTTAATGCGGAGGATTTGAAAAAGAAGTTCGCAGAGGGCGGCGAAGGTGCAAGGGAAGCCTTTGATATAGTGAATAATGCCCTTTTTTCTTGTGATGATAAGGTGCAGCGCAATATTTTGGGCGTTACCCTTTACGGGACCAAATGGGAGGATTTGGGAGAAGATGCAGTGCGTTCCCTGGTGAATACCCAGGGTGAGATTTCCAACGCCAATGATGCCCTGGAAAAGATAAATGAGAATAAATACAATGACCTGGGGAACCAGTTTGAAGAGTTGGGGCGGAACATCAAAGTTGATTTGATAAAGCCCATAGGCGAAGAACTACAGCCAGTAATCAGTGATGTAATAAAAGAAGTCAAAAGCAAAATACCGCAAGTAAAAACCATTGTGCTTGCGGTTATCGACAAGGTAAAGGAATTTATCTCTTTTGTGTCAAAGCATGGGTCACAGATTATTTCAATCATTGCCGGGATTGCCGCCGGGATGCTTGCATGGAACGTGGTAACAATGATTCAAGGGCTGATTTCTGCCTTTAAGGTATGGAAAACAACCACCGAGGGCGTGACGATTGCACAGAAACTTTTGAACACGGCAATGAACGCCAATCCTATCGGC